AATAGATGAAGGTGTATTGGATCTCAGTCAATACGAACAACTCCAAAACGTGAAGGTCTCGAACAATGTGATGGAACAAATCGTACTTTCCGTTAATAAACGTATAAAAGAAATCACTGGTTTGTGTACCTACATCATAGACACACACGAAGTTCGTAAATATAAACACGGTGAAACCGGTGATGAAGTGTACAGGTGTCGTTTTATGGTTCTTAAGCACCGCGATGGGTTCCCATTTGCATTCGCTGTGTCCTCTGACGTCCGAATCATGAATGATCCCGAAAGTGTGAACTGGAACGATCTCAACATGCAAGCCACTCTGCGAACGCTTGGTGTGTCTCAAAGTGATCTGAACCAGACACTCAAGGACGTTCCCATAGAATTCGTTGACGAACAGACCGGTGAGATTGACGTGACTAAAGTCATCATCGCGAAATACATGAAAGAGGTGAGCGATTCGAAGCCACTCGTGGTTGTCGTGTCTCTCAGAACACAGCCACTCGACACACAAAAACCCGCGTCTGACACCATATTTACCACTGATAAGGAAATCCGGGAATTTGAAGACTTTGATAAAATCAGAGAGAATCACATTAATTTCATCAAGAACACACCACTCGTGGAAAAGAAAATACGAACTCCCGACGAGATGTACGGTCGCCCTAAAATCGCCGAAAATATTTCGTTAGAGTAATTTAATGATCAGTGTCAATGAGATATCAAAGATAGCTGAAAAACGTAATAAATTGCGTAAGGAAACTTACGTCAAAATATACGAACAGATATCAAAAAAAGTTAGACAAAGTGCTGAATTCGGAAACAAATTCCTACTTGTATCCATACCATCGTTTGTAGTTGGTTTTCCAGCGTTTGATAGAATTAAGGCTCTTCATTATATAAAACGACAACTCGATCTAGGTGGATTTATCACGCGTATCGTGGGTGAACATGAATTATACATATCATGGACTACAACAAAGAAAAAATCAACACCACAACCCAAGGAAGAGATACTCACAGAAGAGTTTGGAGATTTTCCATCTTTCGTAAACCTAAAGAAAGTAGCGAATAAGTACAGGGGAAATGCGGGAAAAGGCACGTAAAAAAATTTCACTCTATCATAAATGGATAACCTCAATGTGCTCGTAGAAGCCAAGCGGGAATATTTGGGACAATTGTCCCATTTGATGTGTCCAGTTATGATCGAGACATTTGATAAAATTTTCGAAGAAGCATACACCATGTCCAAGGGGCGTAAAGTTCTCATCATGTTCCAAAAACTTCTCAAAGAAGTTCCCAACTGGAACGAGGGCATGTCTAAGCAACACACCGATAACATCGCGAACAGGTGTGCTTGGTTTAACGATCTTCTCGCCGCCGTATTCGTGAGTTGCGTAAAGATTCTTTCGTCTGTGCGTCTCGGTAAGGATAACAAGAAGATTTCTCTTAAATTGCCCACAAATGAAACCTTCATTCAAACGTGTTACAATAACATCGCCAAGGATATTTACAAAGATCCATACATCTTTACCGACAGTCAAAATGAACACGCACGTGATGAAAAGTTATTCCAGCGAATCAGTGTGGTGATCGAAGCATCGGTTCGTGAACTCATCCCAGTTCAACAAATACTTCAAACGTACATGAATAATGAATCTGAAGACATACACGTCGGTGGCGAAGCGGAAGACGCCGAAGACCCAGAATTCGTCGACGAATACCAAGAGCCAGAACCCACAGCGGAACCAGAAATGGGTCCACCCGAACCCATGGCCGAAGGTGAAGCCGAACCCATGGCCGAAGGTGAAGCTGAACCCATGGCCGAAGCTGGACCACCCATGGGCGAACCACAGCAAATGGAGACAGAGAGCTCTCCATTCGATAACGAATTCAAGACAATTTCCACTACCGGGCAACCACCAGAAGAGGAAGAAGATGATGACGTGTTGTTCCCAGACGCATCAGAAACCCGTGCAAAAAAAGTTGGTTATAATTAAATGGAGTTCGAAGACTATTTAAGAGATCCAGCGTGGGCCGCCATCGTGGCGGGTATAATCACGGCTGGATACATCCATCTCAAGTCAAAGCTCAATAACGAAGGAAAGCTCCCAGCGAGCGCCTATTCAAAACCAGCTTTTTTAAATGCGATTCTCGTTTTTTTCATAGTATCAAATGGTATAGGAGGTAAGGAAACCATATCAACAGAACCATTCGCTTAAAGAGTAGGTAAGTAATGATTACAGTAAACATGAGTTCTGTAACTGCGTTCAATGATATGATGGGCCAATTTCTTGCGGAACTTCACAAGACGTTTCCAGAAGAAAAGGGTATCAAGAAGTGTATGTCGGGCTTCGAAATTATGCGGACGTCCAACCCAAGGCTCGTGATCGACGGGTTCATGGCCAGTGTTACGCCGTTCGCCGAAAAGATTTCCGCGAAGGATGACACGTTCTTTCTCAACGAATCGAAGAATCTTGATTTCTTGAAGGATGTGAAGCTCGAAGAGAAGTGGGCGTCTGTGTCTCAACAGACCAAGGATGCCGTGTGGCAATACGTTCAGACGTTGTACATGCTCGGGACTACCATCAGTTCTATTCCAGAAGACACTCTTTCTATGATTGAAAAGGTGGCGAAGGAATGCGCCGATAAGCTCGAAGGTCAAGACGGTGGCATCGACGAGGCCGCCCTTATGAAGACCATGCAGGGGATGCTCGGGGGTATCTTGAAAAAATAAAACTGATATATATTAAATGAGCTCTTGGTTTAGAGATCCTAAACATCTCGTTGATGATAAAAAGATACTTGAATTTTGGCCATCGAGTGCCCAATCCCCAGCGGAACGCGTGAATGCTGGTTCGAGATTCATAATCTACGCCGCGTGTATTCATTACTTGATAAAGCGCGACGTGCGAATCTTTATATTGGCCGGAACTGCGTTGGGTGTTCTTTATGTTATGGATAAGGCTGGTATGGTGAAGGAATGTCCCACCGGTGGAACCGAGTTTTACGAAGGTGTCAATAATTCGTGTCAGTTACCAACCCGTGATAACCCAATGGCGAATGTTCTCATGGGAGATGAACCAAATAGGTATCGAGCGTGTAGCCAAGAAACCGTGAAAGCGGACGTTGACTCTTTTATCACCGGTAGCATTCAATATGGTCAATCTCGTTCTCGGGCGACCCTTCCAAAATACCAACAAAATGCATTTTCCCGTCAATTTGTTTCCGGTCCAGTAACCACTGTTCCAGGTGACCAAACTGCATTTGCCGAATTATTGTATGGTAAGAAGGGTGCCCCAATGTGCAAGTCGGATGGAACCATGTGTAACCCAAATGCGAGAGGAGTTCAACTCGATGCTTTTGCGGGTCTTGACCCAAGTGGCGACAAGCGTAGTGGTATGCATGGTTTTACTCATGCCTAAATAAATAAATCTTATGTAATAATAAATGGCTTACCAGTTGCAGCCAGGTCTTAGTATAGTCGAGAACCCAGCTGTTCCAGTGAACTGCGCGACGGACGAAGTGTTTGTGTACCCTCAGCCCAGTACGTTGAATAATGGCTCGAGTCGCCCAAACACCATGTTGTATGGTACGGCGCCATTCATGGCTGGAAAGGGTGCTCCAGCGGAATTCATCGAAACGAGCGATCAACTCAGACCCCAATCTACAACGAGATTTAACAGAGTTCTCGCGAAGACGTACGAACAAAATTTGTTCCCATTGCAAAACATGGAATGCAAGTTGCCTCTTCGTACTATTAGTTACGAACCAATGAGTACTCGATCCGAAATACAAAATGGAATGTTTAACCAAAGATACGTAAATAAAAATATCAATAAGAAATAAGAATGGCTGATCCAATATCTGTAGCAGCTATCGCAGGTCTTGTGTATGTGGGTCGAAAGTTGAGTCAACCCAAGGAAACCTATACTCTTACACCAGAACAGGGTGCTCCCGCTCGCACTCCTACGATCGAACCAACGTATAAGATAGAGCCAGTAAAAGAACGCCCAATTGAAAATTTGAAGCCAGTAAAGACATCCGTCGATAATTTGGGAATTGTCGCACCACAATTGAGATCGAGTGGACAAGAGGTTTTGAATATGCGAAACCGAATGAATGACTACAACCGAATGAACAACGTCTCGCCAGTGGAGAAGAGACTCGTTGGTCCAGGTTTGGGCGTGGACCCATCGGTTGAAAGTTACGGTGGTTACCAGCAACTTTTGCGTGTGAACCCAGAAAATGTCGGTGCTTACAGGCTCACTACCTTGCCCGGCAGAACTGGCCCCGCCGCCGATGTTTCTGGTGGTCGACGTGGTATCGCGGGTGCCATAGGTAATAACCGACCAGAAACGACTACATTTTTGCCCGACCGTCTTCCAATGGCGCTCGGAAAATCACAAGGATTCTCGGGTCGCACTCCACGTGGAAGCCACGAACGCACTAAGCGAACCACCAACCGAGCACAAACCGGTCTACGAACCGATACCCTTAGCAATGCCCCAGCGAAGAGATTCATCTCTGCGCAAACCATCTCCCAAGATCCAACTCGTAACAAGAAGGATGGTAACATGGAACAATATCAGTACGCGAATCAGCCACAACCAGGTGTTAGCAGTTATGCTCACGGTTATCTTGAGTCGCCAGAGGTCGCCATCGGTGGAAGCAGGTCGTACACGCCCGAAGAACTCACCCGTTATGGTTTCCGCCCAGATGAGCGACGTGGTAAGGCGAACCGTTCGGCCAACCCAGGTCGCATGAACGTCAGAGCGGGTCCACTCAATCAAGGTGGTATGCTTACGTCGGCTCGTTCCGATACGACTCGTGTCGACGGTCGCGTGAATCCATTGTCCGGTGGTTGGATGCAACAATACTCGAACAGTTCGTACCACGATCTCAATGCGTACAAGGGTCAGCAAAACCCACATGCATCTCAGGCGGGTCTCGGCGTCGCCAAGAGACAGCTCATGAACAACCCATACGCACACCACTTGTGCTAAATTCAATTTATTTTAGAGTAATACACTCATTAAAATATTATACGCATATTTTAATGAAGGTCCATACCTTAGATATAGATAGTGGTGATAGAGACCCCATACTTTACCACGATTCAGGTGATTACACAGTTTTCTTAAAAAATCCCGTGTACAATGTATCGAAAATAAAACTTATATCGGCTCGTATACATAATAGTCAATTGCTCATACACGACAGGAATAACACGTTTACAATGAATACGGCGACGTACAGCGAAACCATCACTTTACCAAATGGTAACTATGACGGCGCAGAATTGGCGAGTAATCTTGTACAACACTCCGATATCATAGATAGTGCCACGTATTTAGCCACCACGAATGATATAAACATAAGTAACCTAACAAACGATTTCACATTCGCGTTTTATGGAGGAGAGAATGGATACATGTCAAATGCGTCTAATACGACACCACACGATGTATTAGGTCTTCCACCAAACAATGTACACTCTACGTCTAATTCTTTGAAAACGGGTAGTCTTAATCTCCAGGGTGTCGATGCGTTTGTTTTAAAGTTGAGCAGTGGTTCCGATGAATTCAACAAATCCATCTACTTTAATACACCCTTTTACACCGGTAAAATACTCACACATGGCGATGTTGTAAATTATTCTGGTACGGATGATGCGCTTGAACATGAATTTCATTCGGGTAAACAGCAAACTATATCGTCCATACGCGTTCAATTTTTTTACAGTAGCAATGGACGTCTCATCCCGTACGACTTTAGAAACGCAAACCACGTGTTAAAATTTGCGCTATCTTGTTCAACTGATAAACTTGAAAATGTACCGAAAGTAAAGATACCCATAGACGAGGAAGAGGAAGAGAAGAAGGAGGAAGAGGAGTCCGACTCTAAAGTTGAAAAATACACTATTCACGGAACGGAAAATGAAGCCGAAAACGTGGATAGGTGGAATGCTATCATATCTATAATTTTTATAGTTTTAGTCGGATTTGTCCTACTTTTAATTCCAAAGAGGAAGCCAACCACTTAGCGGGTGACCGCGTACAATGGTTGAGATGGTCGGTTGACCCGAGTGGAGACTCGGGAGATCGAGAGGTAGACGACGATGGACAACAAGGTGGTGAACAACGCGGTGAGCGTGTAGTTCATACCACCGTTCTTGTTGACCTTGACGACTTGGTTCACCAACCAGCGGACGAGGTCCATCCACGAGAGGGCGGCCGCGAAGGAGAAGCCAGCGACAACGGCGTTCAAGGATTGCGATTCGAGCTCTTGGCTGATAAGAGTAACAGTTTCGGCAGCGGACATGGTATATATTACATTTAGAAAATTTATTCTGGGACTAGTTCCTCTACGACTAATATCTTCTTGTATTTTTTGGCCTGGTAACCCTTTGTCTTTAGTTCTTCAGACTCAGACTCGGACTCGGAATCAGAATCGGAATCAGAATCGGAGTCCGATTCACCAACTCTGAACGTTTTATATTCCGTATCCGTCCATCCTTCAGGCTCCTCCGACTTCTCGGTGTCCATTACTATCAATGGCATTTTTTAAAATCTCTTCGGACGGGTTCGTTGGAACCCACGCGTCCCAGGTATCGTATGCCTCGTTTATCTTATTCAAACCCTCA